TTCCAGATAGCAAAGCCATCTTCTACCTTTCGGCTTTTAGGTCTAAAATCCAAATCGTGCCTACGGCAGTAGCTGTGGATGTTGCTCAGCTCCTTACGCATTTCTTCCTGCTCATCGTACAGCAAGCATTCGCTGCTGCCCTTTTTGAGATCAAGAAAGGCTGCTACGCAATCACTTTTTAAATAATGGCCGTTTTCTGGAATTTTTCTGTTGGCAATTTTCAAAACGGGATATCCTCTTCAAGATCAATAGTTTGAGCCTTTTCAGGATTGCTTGCAGGCTTGCTTTCAGTCTTAGTCCACTTCAAAGAAATATATGCAGCACCGCCGTCTTTTGGCTTGTTGATCCAGCCTCTGACTTCAACATTGCCATTCTTATTCAGCTTTACCACGCCAGCCTCCAAAGCGTCCGCAAGCTCTTTAATATTTTGCGGCTTTAGTGTTTGATAGTAATCACAACCATCGTATTGTGATTTGTTCACATTCATTAAATTCACAAACTCTAAATTATCTGCCATTAGTAACTCTCCTGATTGAGTGCCGAGACAAATTTTTCTTTAATTACCTTTCTCTCAGCTGTGGTGAATGGGCCGCCCTTTGATGGAGCCCGGAAAAGTAGCTTACTGTCCTGCGGTGATAGTCCAAACCACAGCTCAGCAGCTACATATAGCTCTTCAAGGTTCTCTTCGCGTGAGTACCTTTCAATGGAATCTTTGACATCCTGAATCAACCCGTGGTTGTTCAGAATCGCCTGAGTGTTATCGGTCATGAAGGTATCTAGCTTCCAATCATCGTCACGGGTATAGCTGTATCGAATCTCATTGTCGCTGTAAGCGCGAAGCTCAACCACACCCTTTTCATCAGTTAAGCCCTCCCAGCGCAGACGCAGGTATTTAGGATCTTCGCCATCTTTCAGATCAATAACGATATTGGGATAGTCGTACAGCTCCCGGCCTATGCCGAGATTGAAGCAAGCCCGCTTGAACGCATCAGACGCTGCGCCTTTCTCGGACTCGAAGTTAGATGGTGTTCCGACATCTTGCACCCACACCCAGTCCTTAATCTCTGAGTTGTAGATGCCGACAGAACAGTAAAGGTTGCCGTCAATAACATCATGCTTGCGCTGCCAGTAACCGGGACCGACTGCAGAATCTAAGCGGTTTTGATCAACGCGAGCATCCTTGTAGGCTAAGTAGCTGACTTTGTTTTTAAACTGTCGGCCTTGCCTAAATTCTACTTCGCTGATTTTTAATGGTATTTTTAGTTTTTCGTACATAACAATTCTCCAATGAATCTGGAGATAGATTGTAATGCAGGTGATGTTGTATTGCTAGCTTTTTGTGTATTGGTTGCTGACAAGCATATCAGCAAGCTCTACCGCCCGGTTTCCGGTCTGTCTAGCGAATTTAGAATCAAGCACCTCTGCGCCAGCGTCCTTCCAATTCCCGTTCTGAATTGCCCACATCAATTTACGAAAGTGAGAAAAAGAAGGTCCACCGACGCAGAAGTACAAATCTATAATAGCATCACGGCGGGCGCCGTCCAGCGTATTAAACCATTCATAATGACCGAGTTCTTGGATGCAGACGTTGATGTCACGCTGGAGAAGCATCATAGCCTCTTTCTCGGTAATCCCGTTATCTGTAAGGTTACGCCCTACCCCGATAGTTGTTTTGCCCGCAGTGCACTCGTAGGGTCTCAGGCGCAGCCCTTCGTGCTTTATGAGTAGGTCAGTCAGCTTGTTCATCGGTAAGTTGCCCTGCGAGCCACGATTGATTCAGTGAAAGAATGCCGAGTATTGTGTACGGACTAAGACCAGCACATAGCTTCATCTCTACCCATCCGCTAAGCTGCTCATCAGCCTCAACAGCAAGCTCTTCGAGCTTCTCAGCCGATAACACTGGAAGATCGATAACATTGCTCACGGCGTTGCGGTAACCCGTGCTATTTCGCCCCTATCCTTGTCGTAAGTGATTGCTAATGCGCCTCTTTGCGAATGCTCAAATCCACGAGCAGCATAAGCATCTCTCGCAGCTAAAGTTGGATGTCTCTCAATCACCGCACCAGAGCTTTCTATCACCTCCCTTGTGTGGAGATGACCAGTTGATATGTATATATGCTTGCAGGACGCCATATTTGTTCGGAATTCTGGTTCTGAGAAAAACTTTCCTGATAAGTTCTTGATTCGCGTCAAGTGCCCGTGGTGCCAACCTAAGAACACGTTGCCCCACCTAAACTGATAATATGGCATCCCGGAGTCATCAATCGTAACTCTGGGATTTTTAGCAAACGACATTTTCATAATCGCTTGCAGCCACACAGAGCCAGCCATATCGTGATTACCCTCGCACATCACAACGTGCACATTCTTGTGCTTGTGCAACAACATCTCTACTGACTTGACGCAAGTCTTTACGGCTACCTCCACAAGCTCGCTATATCTGCCGCTTGCGTCTAGCGCATGCTTGCTCATCGGAGTAACTGCTTGCAGGCCGTCAAAGTGCAGGAAGTCTCCCATCTGCACAAAAACCGCCTGCTCCGAATCCGGGCACCCGCCCATCATAGCGTTGATACCGCGATGCAGTGTATCCTCGGCTATTTGTAAATCCCACGATTCGCCAGTTTCACGGTTAGTAGAATATGCGCCTATGTGGTAGTCCGTAATCGTGTAAACGCTGCAAAGATCCTTGTTTACATTTTTCGGACACTTTACCCGGGGCCACGGCTTAATGCCTTCAGCAAGAGACTCTGTGACATCTTTCATTATGTCGAGCTGGCGCTGCTTATCGGCCTCGGTCTTTATCCACTCAACTTTCGTGTTGCCGTCTGCGTCTAAAAGTGTGGACCTACCCTTTAATCTAAAGCCGTCAGGGATATCGGTAGTATTTTCCTTGTAACCTTTAGCCGCGGCCTCTGCCCTAATGTTAGATACGTGCTGCTGAACCCCGCGCACATCTATACCCAAATCAGCTGCAGCTGCTTTGCTGTCGCAACCGTGCATAATCACAGCCTCAACAACCTCTCTCTGTCTTCTGCTAGAAGCGTAAGGGATAATCGATGGGTCTATTTTAGCTCGGACATCCGCCCTATTCCAAAGTCTAGGCTTACTCATCAGATTGGCAGACTCTGTTCCAAGATATTATCGGAACAAGTGATAAAAGGTTGTCTACCGTTGCATCTATATTTTTAGCAGTCTGTAGCGGACATAAAGACTCTTCTAATTCTCTGGCTTTTTGCCCCACCTCAACCGCGTTGAATGAACCGCAGCTGGTAAAAGCAACTAGAATAATAAAACTAAGTGTAACTCTTAACATCACTTAAATAACCCTCTTGCCCATTGATAGGCTCTTACCGGAGTCCACATAACCCACTGGCCTACAGGGTGTACATTACAAACTGCTAATGCCTCTCTGAATATCTTATCTGCCACTCTCTGGTCTATGCCGTACATATTTTGTACCGCCTCACAGCATAAGTAGTCGTGAACTATTGCAGCCTTGCGATTCTTGGCATTTGCCACTGGAACAAGCCATCTCATTAACCTTGGCACACTAGCTAGGTCTGTAAAGAATCCGTGAGGAACAGTAATAGTCTGGTTCAATGTATCGCTGTGATACCTAAAAGAAGATAATAATCTCCAGCCTTTATCTACAGGTTCCATAAGCAGAGTTTGGTCTACAAAATGACTCATTTATTTTCCCGGCTTTCTCGCATAGACTTTACTCCTAAAACAACCGTAGTTACGCCGCCAGCAAATACGCCAAAATCTGCCAATATCGTAAACCAAAAGGATACTTCCTCTACGTTTAAGTTTATGCCCCAGACTGAAACGGTAGACACTCCTGTCACCATCGCCTTGACGGTTGTTGCTTCTCCGTTTGCAATCATTGTCTTTTTCCTTAAACAATCCTAATCTTCAAGTTAGCCGCGTTGGTTGACGTTATCCTAACCTTGTTCTGAGCAGGAGCATCGTAGGTGTAGTCAGTGCCTAGTATTGCGCCTTGGTTTAAGACATTCGCATCGTAGTTAATCGCAACACCGTCACTGCTTGGAACCGTACTGCCACTAGACATGTTAAAGATAATTGCTAAGTCTAGGTCATTAGCTAACGTAAAGTGGTTGGCATCAGGGATAGCGTCCAGTTGCGTCTTGTTCATTTGGTTTGGATAGGATGCTGTTCCCAGACTGTATTCTTTAATTGTGTCATCTCCCGGCAAAGCTCCCAGCAGCTTTGTACCCGCAGAATTAACGAACACTCCCGCAATGTTATTTCCCGTAACAAAGCTCTTACTAGCATAGCTTAGACTGCTGGTGTCGTAAGCGGTCGTCAGCGTGTATTGATATACGGTTCCGCTGCTGTCGTTCTCATCAGCAACATAAAGTTTAGTTCCATCACCGTTAAAACAAAATCCCTGCGGATTTCCTGATTGTGTGCTTACGCTTGTAGATGACTCGTGACTAGCAGTGGTTACGTCATAAGCAGTGCTAAGATTAAACTCTTCAATTTGGTCATCGCTATCTGAAATCGTATATATTTTTGTTCCGTCATTATTTATTTGCACATCTCTCATATCAGTTGTTACAGAGCTAGTGTTAAAAGAACCAACGGCACTAGCGCCAGCGGTGCTAATATCAAACCCAGTGCTTAAGGAGAACTGATGTATTGAAGCGTTACCGGAGCTAACAACGTACATTTTTGTTCCGTCACTATTAAAAGTTACTCCATCTATTCTTCCAACTCCTAAAGAATTTGAAGAATCAAACGACGCAGTGCTGACATCAAAGCCAGTGGTAAGATGGTATTCTTTGATTGAGCTATCAGTCGTTGAACCAACAATCATTCTTGTTCCTGTTGGATTAAACGTAACGGCTTCAGGGCCAGTGGTCTGGCTGCTAACGTCAAATGAATTATTTAGTGATGCCGTAGACAAATCATCAGCTCCAGTTACACTAGCCGCACCCGTCATAGCCTCCTGAATAGCAGCTAGCTCTGCGTTGGTAGTAGCATTCGCCCAAGTCGTAGAGCCATAAGTACCATTAGAGTTGTACTGCCACGTTCCTGAGTTGTTCCTGACTATGCTTCTCTCACCATCAGTACCTTTGGCAACCTTCCACGTTGTCCTGTCATCAGTAGATACGCAGTAGTAGATCGCGCCAGAACCAGCAGCTTCATCTGCTGTCATAGAATTAATGTCAGTCCAGTATGTTGAGTCTGTGGAGGTTGTGGTGTGGGCTGCGTGGTAGCCTGATGGGATATTAGAGGATGCGCATGAATACTCATAGACTGTGCTTGCAGCATTTTCACCAGATATAAAGCTCTGGTCATCAGGTAATATAAAAAGATGCGCGCTTGAACTCATCTGCCCAGACATCGCATACGACCTACCTGTATAACTAGCTGTGGCAATGTCAAAGCCTGTTGTCAGCTCATATTCAAAGACCGTTTCGCTAGAAAAATCATTTACGAATATTTTTTTCCCGTCTGAGCTAATGCCCATTGATGCTGCAGAGCTTATCTGACTGCTTACGCTAAAAGACTTGTTTGCATAACTTGCGCTGCTGACGGTAAAAGCTGTAGACAATGTGTATTG